ACACAAAATCACTGAGTGGGCTGATGACAAAATGATGAGAGATGCTTCTGGTAAGCCTCTTGATATCCTGGTGTATGCTCCTCAGCGTAGAAATCAGCTTCCTCTCACTCGTAACGATGTTAAATGGGAACCATTCATTGAGTTCTGGATGCGTAAGTCTATGCTTGAGTTGAAAGTTAAGCGTATGATTTGGAGCAAGCCTGGTACTGTTAAAACAAATGGTTCTAAGCAAGAATTGAAGCGTACTTCTGCTGGTGTATATCACAGAATGCGTAACAATGGTAACTTGGTACAATACAACCGTGGTGAATTCTCTGCAAACTTGATTCGTTCTGTATTTGGTGATCTGTTCTACCGCAGGGTGGATGTTAAAGATCGTAGAGTTAAAATGTACACTAACGAAGCTGGATTTGATGTATTCCAACAAGCTCTGAAGACAGACGCTCTTAACAGTGGTCTTACCTTCATGGCTGATAGCGGAAATCGTTACTTGCAAGGAGAAGGACAGCACATCACTTACAACTTTGCATTCGATGCAATGGTTACTCGTGAGACTGGTCGTGTTGAACTGATTCACCTGAAAGAACTTGATCTTCCTCAATCTAATCTAGAATTTGGTCAGAACAAGAAATCTACACCTGTATTCATGGTATTTGATGTTAGTCCTATGAGCGATGGTTCTTTGGTTAACAACATCCGTGAGGTGCGTATGAAGGGTGCTCCTTCTATGACTTGGGGATATATTGATGGAACTCGTCACCACTTAGGTTTTGCTAAGTCTCAAGGTATGAGCTCTGCTAACAAATTCCCTGGGTATGAAATCTGGATGAAAGACCGTTGTGATGTATTCATTGAAGATCTGTCTCGCACAGTGCTGATTGAAGAAATCCCACAATTCTAATGACCGTACTAGGACTGCTTCCCGTAAGAACAGCTTCCTAGTCTTCATAACCTACCGAGAAAAGAATGCCCCTCACTTCAGTGTGAGGGGGCTTTTCTCAAAACTACAGAGGAGAGTATTGGGGTGTTTCCCAATAGCTTAGATCTTCGGTGATCACTTCTCTGCTATTAAACCAAATAAATAAACTACATCATGGGCAAGATTGGAAAAATTTCCACTATTAAGAAAGAGTATAACAACTCTCAAATTCAGACAATGCAAGGTGGTCTTGCACTGAAAGGTTTAACAAGAATTCCTGGTACAGGTGTTTTTAAATATCCTTACAAAGAGCTTGATGGAACCTACAGAACAGGACTTGATCCTCATGCAGCTTACATTCGTAGAATTGGTGATTCTACAGAAAGAGAACTTGAGATTGAGCGTGTCACTGAATTAAGAAAAAAACTTGAAGATCTTCTTGGAGGTATTGATCTTGGTCCTCGTTCTAAATTCTGGAACTATGGACTCTCTACATCTACAGATGATACATTACATGTTCAACCTGTAAAACTTCTAGATGGTGACAACTTCTTTGATCTTAGTATTCCTCTTCAAGAATTAGCTTTCTCTTGGTTACGTGTTCACCCAACTATTGCAAGTTCCTATCAAGCATGGGAGCGTGGTGAATATCCTGCTGACACACAGTTTTATGTAGCAGATGATGAGATTGAAAATGCTGTTCTCTTCAAGAAGAAACAACTTATCAATAAAGCTATTGTTAAGTTTGACAGTATGACTCCTGAGAGAAAAAGAAAAGTTGCTCGTTTGTTAGGACTTCCTGTATCAGATGATACAAAAGAAGAAGTGGTTTACAACTTAGTAGATAATATTCTAAAGCAAACTGAGTTTAAGAACGGTAAATATCAAGGACTCAATCCTATTGAAGTATTTGGTAGGTTTGCTGACATGAAAGAAAACTTGCTCCATATTAAGGATTTAGTGAAACAAGCACTTACACACTCTGTATATAGATTGAAGCCTAATGGTAAAGTTTATGAAGGAGAATTTGAAGTGGCAAAAGATGAAGAGGATTTAGTGAAGTTCTTGGCAGATGATGATAACCAAGATGAGCTAATCACTCTTGAACAAAAATTAAAAACTAAGAAACTTGCATCTGTATGATACCTGTAGATAGTTTATTATATAAGATTGACCAAAGACTAAATAAACTATCTACTAACGATCATCAACAGATTCAATTAGAAGATAAGATATTAGCTTTGAATGAGGCCCAGATTAAACTCATCAAACAAAAAGTTGATGGATTTAGTGTAGTGAGTGGGCTAGGACTTGATTCTTTTAAGAAGCGATATGAAGATTTGCAAAGTTTAATTGTTGGGTATAACAACCAACCTTTAGACTTAGCAATCAAAAATCCTCAACTAAATCAGTGGTTTGCAAGTTTGAATGTTCTTAGTCCTAAGTATATGTTCTATATTGATAGTTATGTACTTGCAGACAAGGGGAAATGTAAGGACAGACAGATATGGATTAATAGAGACCTATCCAAACATGGAGACACATCTCTACTTCTAAACAATGTCCATTACAAACCTTCTTTTGAATACCAAGAAACATTCAACTTTGTATCTTCTGATGAGATAAGTGTGTTTACAGATGGTACTTTCACACCAACTAAACTCTATCTTGCTTACATGAGATATCCTGTTTACATCGATAAAACAGGATATATAAAGTTTGATGGAACACCTTCTGTAGATCAAAACTGCGAACTTGAGACATATTTAGAGGATGAGCTTTTAGATTTAACAGTTCAAAACCTCGCAATGTACACTGAGAATCAATCTGCTGTACAAAGTTCACAAGTTAGAATTCAAACAAACGAATAGGTTTTTTCACAATTTAAATATAAAACAAAATGGCTGATTTTTCATTAACTACGCTCTTCGTAGTTCCAGTAGGGCAAACATCGTTCCCTAGCTCTGGTTCTACACAAGACCTTACAGCTGGCCAAGTTGGTATTTTCTCCAACAATTATGCAGCTACGCTCACTCCTGGTAATTTCCCTTATTTCTACATTGCTCAAGGTAGAGTGAACACTTATTTGCAAGGCTCTAAACGTTCAGACAAAATTGCTGGATGTGCTCAAGGCGGTGCTTGTAAGTCTAACGTTACTGAGTGGTACAAAGTGAAGGGATGTGGAACTGCTACAACTCAAATCACTGATGTAACTGATTTCAATGTAAAATGTGGTGATATTGTCACTTTGACTCTTCGTGCACATTCTTCTTACATTGACACTCTGTATTTCAATGGTTTCACTCGTAGTGTAACTGTTCAAGCTCCTTGCTGCGATTGTGGTGGAGATCCTTGTGACACTGTTGACACAAATGCTTTGATTAATCAATTTATTGAAAAGCTGGAGCAACAAGGTCCTGGTATCAACCCTGACAACATTAGCTTCAACACTTTCTACACTTTTGAAAATGTTGGTGGTACAATCCTTCGTATTACAGGTAAGGCTCTTACTAAGTATGGTCAACCTTGTGATGTTGCAGCATTCCCTTACGAATATGACAGAATGTACTTCCGTACTTTTGTTTATTCTGGTCCTGCAACCACTGCTGACTTTATTGTTGCTGACAACTGTAACATTGTAGCTGAAGCAACTGTAACTCAAACTTCAAACTATCCTACAGGTACTTCTGAAGAAATTATACAACTTGAAAAGAACTACTATTCTTATCAAGCTGGTTATTTGAAGCATCTCTACAGAATGGTTGGCTATAATGCAAACTTTGAAAGCTGGGTGAGTGCTGGTACAGTGTATGACACATATTACATTAAGTTTAATGCTTACGATAAATCTGCTTACCAATGGGGAGATTATATCGAGCAAGACTCAATGGTGATCATTGCTGTTGCTGAAGGTACTGCTTCTAACAATCTTTACAATGCATTAGAAGATGCTCTTGGAGAGATTGATTTTGACAACACATGTATCACTACAACTACTTCTACCACTGCTGCTGTTCCAGCATAATTGGAAAAAAGAAAGAGTTAAGATACATCATAATAACCTGTGCCAGAGGGTCAGAGAGGATTAAATCTCAAAGTCCTCTGGCACATTTATTTATAACAACATGCCAGATTTAAAATTAGATATACTTGTTATACCTACATACAATGTAGAAACATTAGGTATTGCTGATGCATCTACGTACCCTGATTCTCCTCCAGTTTCTTCTCCCACTATTGATATTTCAATTCCTGGTTTTGGAACAGTTTCTCTTCCTTTTGAAACAAATGAACTTAATTTATTTACATCTAGTTCATTAGGACTTACAGATGTTGGAAATCCTCTGTTACCACTTCCTGATGGAGTGTATTATTTAAAGTATTCTGTAGCCCCTGCTTATGAAAATTATGTTGAAAAAACAATAATTAGAACAGATAGACTTCAAGAAAAGTTTGATGAGGCTTTTATGAAATTGGATATGATGGAGTGTGATATGTCTATTAAGACACAACAAAAGGTACAATTAAACAGTATTTATTTCTTCATACAAGGAGCAATTGCTGCTGCTAATAATTGTGCTGTTACAGAATCAAATAAACTTTACAAACAAGCTTCTAGAATGTTAGACAATTTTATGAAAAATGGTTGTAAATGTTCTGGAAATAACTATGTAACCAACTTCTACTAATATGGCACAGTGTAAAAATTGTGGAGCTAAACTTGGCTGCGGATGTCAATTAATTAATGGTCTTTGTGCAGCTTGTCATTCTGCTGCTCAACAAGGAACAAAAAGATTCAAAGATGTTATTACCAAGACTTACAGATTGTGTAAACTGTTCTAGTATACCTGCACTTCTTGCAAATATTGATTGTAAGCTTCTTCAGCTTTCAAAAGATTTATATAACAACACTGTATTTATTTTAAATAAAAAGTTTTCAAGTGTTGTTATGAATGATCTTTTAATGTATAAAAGAATCTTAACATATAAATATTGCAATTCTGAATATGCAGGAAAGTATACAGTGGATCAGATTGCAAGTAGAGTGAGAGTGTTAACAGGAAACTCAAAGGCTTGTTGCAGTGAGTGTTATGAAGGTTTTGGTGGTTATGGACCAACTACCACTAGTACAACCACTGTAGAACCTATTAGTTATGTTGAAATATGTTTAGGATATAGTGATTCAGGCTGTTCTGGTGCTTGTTCTGTAGACTGTTCTACGTATTACGTTTCACAATCTTGTTATAATTCTATAATAGGAGGTGATATTTTTCAAATATCGGATTGCACTATTTACACTGATTCATTTGGTAGTGTTCCAGCACCCACTGGTAATTACTCTTACAATGGAGGGCTTTGTTTTTTTGTATCAAATGGAGAGATTACAGGAATAACAAATTGTTAATTTAAAATAAAAAACTATAAAATGTCTTGTTCAAATTGTTATAATGGATGTGCAGAAGTTGTTTCTGATAAATGTGTAAGATATACAGGAATAGATATTCCTGCTCTTGAGATAAGTAATGGTGACACTCTTGCCTATGTTGAAAGTAAGTTGGCTGAGTTTTTAGTGTCAACTCTTGATGGAACAGGTATTAAGATTAATATACCATCAAATATAATTTGTAATTTAATAGATGGATATTTACCCTCGTGTGGAGAGTGTGAAGGGTACACTGTTGTGGATTTGATAACAGCTCTTATTCAAGCTGCTTGTGATCTTCAAGATCAAGTGGATATTATTAATGGAAGAATCGATACAATTGAAGCATCTTATAATGTAGATTGTTTAACAGGTGTAAGTGGTTCAGATGGAACACATGATATTCTTCAAGCTGTAATTGATAAGCTTTGTGATTTAGAGGTGGATTTAGCAGCTCTTGCTCTGGATGTAGATGAAAATTATGTAAAGCTTGCAGACTTAAATTCATTAATTCAGGATTATTTAGATAGCATTTCAGGAGGAACAACTCAGCAATATTTAAAGATGGTTCCTTATACAGTGGTGGAATACTATGGTCCTCTTAGTAATTTTGATGGTTCTGGTGCAGGGATTGCTTCTCTTGGATGGGATAAGATTTATATATGTAATGGACAAGCGGTTGGTTCTACAGTGACTCCTGATAAACGTGGAAGAATTGCTGTAGGTGCTATACAAGGTGTTCCTGGAGGAGCACTAGACCCAGTGATTGCTCCTGGAGGCTTTAATCCAAACTATTCTTTGTATACAACAGCTGGTTCTAATTCTGTAACTCTCACTACTGTTCAACAACAAGTGGAGTTGGTAAACATATGTTTACAAAAGATATTAATGTAACAAACAATCTTCAAACAACAGGGATTACAGTTAATCCTGTAGGCACTTCAGGAAACAATGAAGCTCATAATAACATACCTCCTGTTCTTGCTTGTTACTACATTATGTATATTCCTTAATAGATTAAATTCAAATAAATGTCTTGTTATCCTGGAACCCCTTGTTACAATGGTGGTACAACCACCTATCCTAAACACTGTGGTGTAGATCCTTGTGATGTACATAAAACAAATACAGATAACACTTTTTACAATAGTGGAAATCTCCCTTGTACAGGGGTAAACACCTGTGATTCTCTAACTACAGTTTTGCAAAAAATTGACAATAAACTTTGTCCAGAGAATTTAGCATTGGCAATTTTAAATGCAATTTTAAATGATTCTGGTTTACTGAATCAATTTTGTACAGTGGTTTCAAATTGTCAATCTACTACCACTAGCACTACAACAGAAGCTCCTGTTCCTAATGTTATTAGAATTGCTCCTGCAAACGGGGAAGGGTTTTTTGGTGTTATTGTAGACAGACTTTCAGGAGAAAACCCAGATAGTCTAACTTTTTCTGTTCAATTGAATAGGTATTTAACAACAAATTGTACAGGATCTAATCAATCCTACTCAATTAGTGCTGCTACCCTTGATCCAAACACTCCTTCATACTTTGCAGGTACAACTTCTGAAAATCTATCCTATCTCAGTGCGAAAATTACAAGTTTAAGTGTTAATAGTATTCCAATTACAACATCTCCTCAAACTGTCACTATAGGTTCAAATACATATATTATAGAAGGTTATAATGTGTGTACAGACATCTCATAAATAACGATATTAAAACTTCCTGTTTTGTTGGTTTTACAGGATATGTTCTCCCCAAGTATTTCTATACTTGGGGTTTTTAATTAAATTGGTTATTCTAATAATTAATTCAGTTAAAATAATTTGGTAATTATTAAATAAGTGCCTACCTTTACTCTAATTTTTAACTAAAATTGCCTTATGCAGGAAAACAACCATCTATTACATCAGCTTGAACAAATGCTTCGTTGGAAAAAAAGTAAGAAAGTTTATGCTGAAAAACTCGGTGTTTCAGAATTTATAATTGATGATCTTCTAAAAGAGCTTAAGAGTAGAGAACAGATGGGAAATGAGGCTGAAGCAGGAAACTACATAGGTGTTCTTGAAGAACTTGTTGTAAAGGTGAATAATGAAAAAGGAACATTAGAGTCCACAATTGAGACAAGTTTTGAACCAAAAGATGATGTTGAACTAGCTAAGATTCATAAGATAAATTTAGAGAAATACAAAATATCTAACTATTGGACTAAACAAAAGTCTAATGGTAAGTTCACATCTTCTGTATTTGCCACTCTCAAACAACCAAAGGATTATACACCAGAAGACTTTGCTAAGTTTCTAGAGAACTACACACCTAAGAAAGTAGAAATAGCTCATGTTCTTGATATAGAGTCTTCTGAAAGAGAACAGGTTGATGTTGAGATATCTATAGCTGACTTTCATTTAGCTAAGAAGAATTTAGAAGGAGAATCAATTTCTACAAAGAAAGAACAGTTTATGTCTGTTCTTAGAGATTTGACAACCAAAGTGTTATCTTGTTATAGTATTGGAAAAGTGGTGTTTCCAATTTCTAATGACTTTTTTCATACAGACAATTACCAAAATCAAACCACTAATGGTACTCCTCAAGATGTTTTAGTAAGTTATGATCATGAGTATGAAGAGGGGTTTGATCTGCTTGTAGAAGCAATCACTTATTTGAGTGCAATAGCAGAGGATGTGGAAGTGGTACTTGTACAAGGAAACCATGATAGAACTAAGTCATTCTACTTAGCTCATGCTTTGGAGGTGTTCTTTTATATTACAAAAAATGTAACCTTCCAAAGACATCATTCTACAGTGAAAAGTGTTGTTTTAGGAGATACATTTATTGGATATCATCACGGTAATTGCAAGATAGAGGATCTTCCTCTGTTATTTGCTACAGGTGAAGATTCAGTACAATTTGGTATTGCTAAGTATAGAGAAGTGCACACGGGTGACAAGCACCATTATATGGCAAAAGAAGTGAAAGGTGTAAGGATTCAACAGATGCCTTCTCTCTCAGGAACAGATAGATGGCATGCTGATAACAATTATGTAAACAATATTAGAGCTGGACTTGTTTTAATCTATCATCCTGAGAAAGGAAAGATTGGAGAGTTTGAATCAAGAATATAAATAAAATGGCAACTTTAAGAAAATTAGTATCTGATGTACGCTCAATGCACAAGATGCTATCCACTGATAATCTTATTACAGATAGAGTGGTGGCTTCTGAGATTAAGAACAATTCTCTTCTTCTTATAAAAAGAGAAACGAATCTTAGAAAGCTTTGGGCAACATCAACAATCTTCACCACTATTCCTTGTTTAGAGATGGTGGAAGTTCCTATTTCTGAATGTTGTGAATATGCAGATGAATGCACTGTATCTAGAAGTAAATTTAAACTTCCTCGTATTTCTGAAGGTAATTATCAGTATGTGATACAAGGTGTGTATTCTATAAATGCTATGGGTGGTAATGGTAAAAAGTTGAAAGAAATTACCATCAATAGATATTTAAACCTACTAAAACTTCCTATTATTAAGAATGAAGATTATTACTGGATAGTGAATGGTTATCTTTATGTAAGCAATCCTTTTCTTAAATCAATTAGAATAGCTGCTTTGTTTGAAGAAGATGTTCCAAATGAAATAATGTACCCAGAATGTGATTGTGGTTCACCTCAAACATCTTTAGAAGATTTATGTAAAAATCCATTAGACAAAGAGTTTTTCATACCAGGTTATCTAGAAAAACAAGTTTTAGAATTAGCTTCACAAAAACTATTGTCTACATATTTTAGATTGAAAACTGATATGACAGATGATGGTGTAGATGGACAAGCTCCTAACTCAAAACCAACAAATTAACGTGAGAACTAAAGTTGACTGGAGAAGTGCTAGTAAGGATAATTATAATCAGTTTTGCAAGAAAAATCCCTCAATAAAATTATCGTTTGATGAGTGGAGAAACATTGTTTCTATATACATAGAGTGTTATAAAGAGTATATTCTTGAGACAGGTGAAAAGGTAAAGCTTCCATTTGGATTTGGTGACTTTTCTATAAACAAGAAGAAAAGAAGAAAGATAAAAGGTGTAGATGGAAAAGAGTTTGTTAATCTTCCAGTAGACTGGCAAAAGACAAAAGAAAAAGGAAAAATTATTTATAATTTCAACTTTCACACAGAGGGTTATTTTTTTGGATGGATGTGGTTTAAAAAATCTACAAGATTCAAATTTGCAGATCTTTGGTATTTTAAACCTTCGAGAACAACATCTAGGCTTCTTTCCCATTATATAAAAGTAAACGATAAATACCAACACATTTATCACACTTGGAAAATCTAATTAAATGTCTTATTA